TTTGCTCCTGCTCCGCTTGCAATAACATTACCTTGTTCTGTTCTTCTCTGTAAAGATGCTGTATATCCTAGCTGAGAGACTTTTATATCCTGTGCAATATCGTTACTTGTAAGTTTTGCTCTAAATTGAAAACCTCTTCCTTTGTAAGTTCCGTTAGCAAAAGTTTGAAAGTCAGTATAAGTGGGAGATCCAGATGGGTTATCCTGTGTAACTCTCACCAACATTTCAGCATTAACTTCTGTAGCTGTAAGTCCATCAAAGTCTGTAATATCATCAATCAAACCTCTTGAATCAAATAAATCTGATGGATAGAATCCTTCTGTCAAGAAGTGACGTTTAAGATCAAGACTAAATACACCACCTAAATCTAAAGTATCTCCACCAGCAGTTCCTCCAAAATCATAAGTACCTTCAGAGACTATTCCACCAAAGTCATCTAATGAACCAACAGCATCAAAATCTGTAATGTCATCAAAATTACCTCCACCAACTAGGTTTAACGTATTTGTAGTCGCATCAAAAGCAACATTGGTTTTTGTTCCCTGGAACTTAGGACTATCAGTATCTTCTCTTCTTGTTTGTGTAATAAGTGGAGCTAAGTTATCTGGCAGTTCTAGAATTACACTTGTTTCACCTGCACAGAATCTACCGCCATCATCTTGAAATTTTAAAATATATTCTCCTTCAAGATATGGAACTTCCGCAGATGTAGTAGCACCACTAAGAGCTTGAATTAAGTCAGTACTATTAGTAAATGTGCCAGTACCATCGGTCAAAGGAGAATGTCTAACATACACCCTACCTCCATGAGTAACATCAATATCTGTAGAACGATTCCAACGTAATCTTACTAATTTTTCATTTATTGGTTCGGCTGATAATCCAGTAACATTCGATGGCAAGGCAGTTTTACCAACAGCATTAAAAGTTAAATCAGCAGAAGTCGCACTTGTTTGTAATGCAGCGTTATAACTAAAGACTTGAAACTCATACGTTCCAATATCGGTATTGAATATCTCAAAGTCAGGAGAAGAAACTGTTGTAGAAACAAAGTTACCATTATTAAATCTATAGTTAACCTGATACTGCGTAACACCAACAATAGGCTGCCAACTAACGATAAGTTTAGATACCGCTTGATTATTTATTTCAACTAATTTTTCTTCAGCCTGTAAAGCAGAAGGAGGATCTTTGGGAAGATTCAGTACCGATACTGTTCTTGTTGGTAAAGTTGCACCATCTTCAATGAATGCGTACTTTTCATTTACATAAGATAAAGCTGTAATCGCATAATTTATTCCATCAGATTCTTCTACTGTTATTAC